ATATATAATCCCCCAGATAAACATTTCTCACCATTTTTTTCAGGGTCGTGATCGCGCTTGACTTCGTTATCTTCCCTTCAAATACATGACAATCAGTTAAATGCGGTACTTTACTTAACGTTTTGCTAGAGTATTGACTTTTAAAGATTTCTGTTATACCTTTGCTATCCAATCAAGAATGAAACGAACGAAATATTGGGTGTGAGTACACACAAATGCAGTTCATTGGTTGATTGACTTATATACGGGATAGCTGTGCACCGCATTGTGTTACCCACACAGGTCATTTAGAGAACAGAATAACGCTTATATTTGCCCTCATGGAGCTACTGAAGGATATAGGCAAGTCTCTGAACTTCCAAGAGCGCTATGACGACATGGATCGTCACGGCATGGAGTCCTACGACAGGGAGCAGTGCAAGGAGTTGCGTGAGTTGAGTAAAAGCGGTGCCCCACTCTCCCAATCACAGAAGGATACGCTTAAGTATTGCGACACTATGCGTGGTGAGCGCACTAGGGCGGCTATGAACTTAGGTGTAGCTGGTGCTAAGGTTGCTGGAGGTGCAGCAATGGCGCTCTCTGGGAATGTCAAAGGAGGAGCCAACCTTATGAAGTCGGGAGTGACGGACGCGGGGGGTTATGTGATGGGTGAAGCGGCGGAGGTTTCGGGACCTAATGACGGTACTGGCCAGCAGCTGCAGGGTACTGACTTTATTCAGCCTGCTATGAGCTTGGCATCGGGTGTGATGATGGCGAAACAGAGTGCTGGTGGAGAGGGCAGTGGATCGGGAGACGGAACAGGCTCACAAGTTCCTACTGGTGGAAGCGGTCCTCCCCCTCCTCCAGGTCAAACACCTACTGGAGGGTCTGGTATGGGTGCTGCCGAACAAATCGCTGCCCTTAAAGCCGAACTTGCATCACATCAGCACACCACAGGCGCTAAATTGCGCAGATCAACAAGAAAACACTCTTATATAAAAGGAAACACTAGAGGATTCGTATAATGGCTACACTAACAACAACTATAACCGAAGAAATCACCCTCAATGGGTCTGATAGAGGTTCAACCAATACACTGTCGGTAGGCAGCGTCACACAGATCTTTAATAGGATCGTTGCGTGCCCCTCAGGGCAGGATACTACCATAGCCAACTTCCAGGCGGCTGTCAATACATCCGACGGGGCGCTTAAGATCGCCGACGCTAAGTACATCAGGGTAACCAACCTTAGCTCCGACGACGTAGCTATGTCACTTCAGGTCTCTCTAGCGGAGAATGGAACGGCTGACTCCTCTGCTAGTGTACTGCTTGGTGCAGGGACTAGCTTTATCCTTGGCGGAGTGGATGCGGGTATATCTGTATCGGACGCTAACGCAGACATCATAGTCGCAGGAAGCCTTAAGGATCTAGAGAGCATCATTATTGACGGCCACGGATCCAATGCAGTAAACATAGAGGTATTTGTAGCAAGCTGATAATCCATATATTTGCGTCATGAGAACACAGTACAGAGACGGAAAGGGAACAAAGAAGAAAAGCCCAATGCGCAACGCATTTATGGGTGCTTTCCCAGACTACACTCCAGAGCAAGCAGCACAGGCTAAGATGGAAAGAGTGTACGGCAAGGGCTTTCAGCTACCATACGATGACGACGGTCAAGCCTCAGAGGCTGACCTCAAGAAGAACCTGACGGGTAGTCAGATGAAGATCGCCAAGCAGGCTGCCCCATTTGATAGTATCACAGGAGCGGACTTCGCAGCCATGAAGAATGCCAAAGAAAATGGCATGGGGTCATACAGGGCCAAGATGGCAGCGTATGGAAGAAAGATGGCTATGCAGGGTATGCGCTTGATGAAGGAGTACGCTGACGGTACAGGAGATCCTAAGAAGCCTATGACTGACTCAGAGGTCAATCGTCAGGAGATGATGCAACAGCGTCAGGCAGATAGGGGCATGGGTATAGGAGAGAGGGAGAGAATGGCAATGCGTGATTACCAAGAAGAAACCCAATACAAGCCGCCCACTGGAGCAGACTACAAAGGAGCTCTTTACAAGATGCCAGAGATAAAGGAGATAGTAAGAGGGGGTGACTACGAAAACGTAGACATGGAAAGACTTGCAGCAACCTTGAATAGAGGCAGTCTGCCCGCAAACCTTCGTGGCATGATTTCTCAATTCATAGAAGAGGGCCCAGGTACTCAGCAGCAAGTGAATGAACCAGCTCCACGAGCCATGACACAGACACCAACTCAGTTCTCATTCCGAGAAGGCCCACGTGGCGAAGGCGGTAGCCTTAGCATCAGAGGCAGACAAAGCGATGTTAAGAAGCGGACTATGGGTGGAAGCATGTATATGAGATAACACTCCAGTTTTACTGGGTAAAAAAAAAGGGCCCTCACGGGCCCTTTTCTATGGGTTAGATATTGATCATTGCTGCCATAGTGCCTGGCACAGCACGGGGATGTCTTCGCGTCCAATAGCATGAGGCATGTCGCTGATTACTACATCATCCGTAATAATAGCCGATGCTTGACCTGAGACGAAGAAGTCGATGTAGTCTTCGTTCATAACGATGTGAGTTCCGAAAGACATGATGGTGTCTCCTCTGAAAGGAAGTACGAGGTACATGCCTGGCTCGGTGAACGTGAAGGCGCTGTCTCGTGGGATAGCGGCCAAGAGGGTGTGGTTGGCATTAAACACCTCTTCATTGAGTTCTTGCTTGACTCCGTTAGGGACTTCGATGTCTTCAACAAGGAAGATGGCAAACTCTTCAGCCAATCCTACACGAGCTACAAAGTCTTGATTGAAAGATCTTGAGAGCTGCGCAGAAGCAACGGTTGAGATAAAGGCGAGGAAGGTAATAATGATAATACGCATGATTTTACTTTTTAATTGGTGAGTTGAGGTGATTGATTGTGATGATGGCTTCGTGCATTTGTGCATTGTTGTACCGCTTATACAGTCGGTTCTCTTTTGACGATCCGTCGTCCATAAAGAGGGCTCCTAATATACATAGAGCGGCTGATGCTATAGTGTATTTCATTGTATTGATATTGAATAGAATTTCGTAACTTTGTCGTTGGCGCTGATCTTAGTATATGAAAAAATTTCGATACCATCCAAATCTAGAAGTGTGAAAATTCTATAATTGCATGAAGAAGTTTTACTTCAATACGAAGAAAAAGCGCAAGGACCCTAGAGTTGAAAACGAAAAACGACGCCTAAATAATGAAGCTGTCAAAAAATTTATCTTTGGCCGAATGTCTGAAAAGTCAAACGGCAAAACGTCTTGGAATAAGTAATGAACCACATGATGATTGGGTTGTCGAAAATCTCAGAGCTATTGCAGAAAACGTATTTCAACCTCTTAGGGACGGTCTCGGAGTTCCTATATATGTGTCGAGCGGCTATCGTGGCCCTGAGCTCAACCGTGCTATCGGCGGTTCGACTCGTAGTCAGCACATGGAAGGAAGAGCGCTTGATCTTGACGCAGATGTATTCGGAAGGACTACGAACTCTAAAGTCTTCGAATATATTCGTGAGAACCTGGAGTTTGATCAAATGGTTTGGGAGTTTGGTGATGACGATAATCCTGATTGGGTTCACGTCAGTTACGTGTATGATGGCCCTAATCGTAAAAGGTGCCTCAAGGCTCGTAGAGATGATGAGGGCAAGACGTACTACGAAGTAATGTTTGGTAAACAACTATAAATAATAACTATGGAAGACGAATTTGACGACATCAGCTTTTTGGATCAAGACAAGCTTAAGAAGCAAGAAGACAAGGTTAAGTCTGGAGAGATAACTTGCAACCTCGATGCACCAGAGGACTGCGAAAGCTGTAGCGGATAATGCTGGGGCTAGGTATTTCTTCTGTTGTCGCTCCTACTCAACAAGCTGCTGCTTTGATAGGGGGTAGGGTTCAGCCTTACGCCAACACTCACGCTGTAACATTAGACGGAACGGGTGATGTCGTCACTTTGCTTACTCAAGCCCGCCTTCAGACTCTTCTCAGGTGTGAGCAGGGAACCGACCCAAAGGGTTATGCTATATCATTTTGGATATACGACAACGCCTATGCCACTTCGTTCCTTATGGGATTTGATGATGTTACAGGAACCCAGGATGCTTTAAGCCTTAGATATATTTCAGGATATCTGCAGACTTTGGTTGTTGCTAACGGTTCCAGTAGTACAAGCTTTGGTCTTGCTGGGATTAGTAGCAACACATGGCACAACATAATATTTTCCGTGGAGAGAGGTGCTGGATCTAGTGATACCTCTACCGTTAGGCTTTTTGTAGACGGGGTTCAAAAGATTACTCACGCAGGCCCTACAAAAGCCAACACCGATGCTGCCGCACCTGACAGTGGAGCTACTTTAGCCTTTGGCGCCAGAAGACTTCCTAATACAGATGCTTATGACGGCCACATCAGCGGAGTTATAGATGAAATTGCTATATGGAATCATCATTTTACCGCTGACCAAGCTGCCGCTGTATTTAATAGCCGAGCAACTTTTGACCTGAGAAACGATAGCGGAAACTACGATCTTTCATCTAGGCTCCAGTACTACTATAGACTTAACAATGATCGGTCTGATACTATGGGCGTAGGTGCCGACGCAGGCACTGAGGGTGATCCAACATTTACTACATCACCAACACCTGTATAATGAAGAAGTTTGTCATAGTAACTAAGTCAGAGCTTGACGACCCCAGCTCTTCTATAGATTTTTCTCAGTTGCCTTATTCTGGAAAGAGTGTTTTAAGGTACTCTTTAGATGGCACAAAGGCTGTTATCAAGTATGAGACCCCTATCCCCTCCTTCTTTTCAGGAATGACTACATATACGCATAGCGAAATAACTTCCGTTCTGTCCACTTCCGAATGGTATGACGAAGGAGAAGCACCAGAGTAACAGCATAATAAGTATAGGGGGGTCAGGGACGCTGAAACATTGAGTAGAAGCGCTGAACAAGAAGCCTTGCCTTCTGAGTAAGCGCATACCTCACCCTGTAGTTGTACTTGGTTTCATCCCTGAAGAGATGATCTTCATACGTGTCTGATGGAGTAAGCTTATCGAAGTACTTGTATATGTACCCCTGGTTCACCAGCTCGTACACGATTCTTTCGCCTAGCTTCTTCTGAGAGTAGTCGTACTCTTTGGCGGCAAACCTAAGCGTCCAGAACTCTAGGTCGTATGCCCAGAGCATAAACATAAGTTCTTTCTCGAAGATGTCGTTCTTTCTGCAGAACTCCTTCGTTCTGGTCCTTAGATGCTTAAGGTGGTTTTTTTTTACGTATCTTTGATTGAGCTTCGAGAACTCCCGAAAGAGTTTTTTCTTTGGCTTTTTGATGGGCATACAACAAAGTTAATACATAAAGACATGGACGACCAAGAATTTTTGTATAGAGTTAGAGAGCTGGCTATAGAAATGGACAAGTTGGCCGATGAGTTTGGCGTCAGAGACAGGATGATGTCGGTGATGGTTGTGGGTGTTACCACAGTAGATATCTTTGGCGACGCATCAATGCAAGCAGTATACAGCTACAACGCACAAACGAAAGAAGAGCTCGAAGAGCTCACGGACTTTATGAAAGAAACCTACCACCCACCAGAAAAGGAGGATGACGATCTCGACGACCTTCTTAATGGCCTGGGCATATCACTAAATTAAATGCAAGGACTTATCAGGAAGATTATTATTGGACGCGACCCGAAAGACGCCATGGCGTACTATGTGGGTATGCGGGCAGGAAAGGGGCACGTCAGCGCCATAGTTATGGATGAAGAGCACCTGTATAGACACGGATTTAAGAGATACCTTGTATATTTGCAAGAAGAGGATGAGTCGCAGGTTCTCTGGAAGTCTGTAGATAACATGCCCTGTATGATTGAATTTGACTTAAACTTTTAATATGTCACACAGAAAATACCCTGGCGGAGGACTTATATCCGACCAGTTGCCCGATGCGTACCGCCTAGGCAACGCAAGCAAGAAGTGCTCAAACTGTGAGTTTTTCAATACCGCTCAATCTTATTGCACAAAGTGGTCAGCCATAGTAAAAGGCTCATACCTTTGCAACGCATGGAAGGCTAGAGAGAATATTCCTAGAAGCTCATCGGTTAGACAAACCACAAGCACAAGATCTTATGGAGGAGGATACTAAGAAAAAGCCTGAGGGTCTCGGCGACACCATAGCCGACATCACCAGGATAACCAGAATTAAAAAAATTGTTGACGCATACAATAAGGCCACTAACACAGATTGTGGGTGTGCTAAGCGCCAGCAGAAATTAAATGAAATGTTTCCTTATAAAGACTCCAAAAATGAAGACGTTTGACCTTTTCATAGTTGAATTAGAGAAAACCGTAGACGACACCATTAAGACTGAATCAGGCCTAGAGCTTTACGTAGAGACTAAGTTTGAGAACTCAGAGTTTGATTATAGAATCACTCAGGGTCCTGTGGTGTGTGTGCCCTTTAAGTACGATACTGGCGTTGAGGTAGGGGACACCCTGTACTTCCATCACCTCGTTGTTATGCAGGAGGGTCAGGTGCTTACTGGTGAAGACAACCACTACTTCGTGCAGTACGGAGAAGAGGCTTTGGGCAACCAGGCTATAGCATACAAGAGTAAGAAGACAGGCGAAGTAAAGTGCCTCGGCGGCTGGTGCTTGCTGGATAGCGTAGAGGAGACGGACCTTGAGTCAGATACCATCGAGATTGTTTCTACCCAAGAAGCGCTACCTACAAAGGGTCGCGTTGTTTACACATGCGACGAAGCAGTAGACATGGGACTCAAAAAAGGAGACGTGGTGGGTTTCAAGCAAAACAGAGACTACCGCATCAAGATTGACGACGTAGAGATGTATCGCACCAGAGCTCAAGACCTACTGTATGTCGAAGAAGAAGTTTGACACGGTAAGCGCCGCTAAAAGGCTTATGGCCTCTATGGAGGCGGCGATAGACAATATGATCGACGAGATCAAGAAGCCTGTTGATCCAGAGATCAACGGTAGCGCACGCAAGGCAGAGCTACAGTCTATTAAGCAGACAGCTACGGATTGTAAGGAGCTAATCGTTGAAAGACAGCGATTGGAGCAAATGATTAAAGACCTGCAGACAGATGGAGGAATTGAACAAGCAAAAGACTACAGCGGAGGTTTCGCTGAAAGATTCTCTAAATGATTGGAAACAAATAGTATGGCAATACAATAAAACAGAATACAAGTTCTGGGAGGACTCCTGGAACGACAAGATCGAGGATTAAGTTGTTGGTTTTCGTCAGACGGCCCTCTGCGCATATAGGGCTTATCAACTGGGGCGTAGTTCAGTTGGTTAGAGCGTCTGTCTTATACACAGGAAGTCGTGGGTTCAAGTCCCACCGTCCCAACAATTTGTTATATTTGCTCCATGAGACTCAAACGCGACTACAAGAAGGAGTATGCTCGGTACGGAAAAAAGCTTAAGGCTAAGAGGTACAGGGCTAAGCTCAACGCTATAGGTAGGCGCCTTGGTACTTATGGGAATGGAGATAATATCGACAATGCACATACGGGCCGTTCTGACAGAACCAGACCGCAACATCAATCTAAAAACAGAGCTAAGAAGACTGGACCTAAGCACAGTGTTTGACGGCATGCACTCGTAGCTCAACTGGATAGAGCATCGCCCTTCTAAGGCGAGGGTTCGGGGTTCGAGTCCCTGCGGGTGTACTAAATTTAATTCAATGGCTAGTTACAAATGTCCCTGCGGGGAGACCAAGGAGGCCACAGGCGTCCGCATTAGTTTTGTAGACGGAAAGGCTCAACACGACGTTCTATGTTCTTGTGGCAAACACATGGAGCTTGCTAACCCCAAAAAAGGCGCCCCAAGCTTTAGAAGCAATCGCTGGGGTCAAGTATTCTAATGCAAGACTTTCTAGACTTCATGCAGGAGGTGGCAGGGTTCTACAATGCCTTTGGCACCGAAAACAAGACATATGACTACGACGGCGACGGCGTGGTTACTGTTCTTGATTGGCTAGAGTTTTTGTCTAATCAACCTTGGTTTTGAGTGGGCTAATACAAAATAAAGATTACGATGGGGATATTGTCTCAATTTGCCCCCAGGGTACGCAAGGTGAAATTATCCAACTTGGTGATCTACTCATTGCACTTCCCGCTAAGCCTCCCAAAAAGAAAATTGAGGGACATGAAAGGTCAAAGCTCATGCAGCTGTGGGAAAGGACTCCTATGCCAGAGGAAATGTCTAGGGTTAAGAGTATGGATGAGTGGGCCGAGATGCCCAGAGAGTTCAGAGAAAGGTTTCGTCCGTATGTCGAGGAGGAGTTTAGACGTAGGCGTGAGGGCTTTTGGTTCTATAACAACGGTGTCCCTACGTATATTACGGGTAGGCACTATATGATGCTTCAGTGGACCAAGATGGATATAGGATATCCTGACTATCTTGCGTTCCAACGTGAAATATTTCTACACATGGCTGCGTGCGAAGCTGATCCCCGTTGTATCGGTCAGCTATATACTAAGTGTCGCCGCTCTGGGTATACTAATATCTGTTCCGCTGTTCTCGTTGATGAGGCTTCTCAGGTTAAGGAAAAACTTCTTGGCATACAGTCTAAAACTGGTAAAGACGCTCAGGAAAACATCTTTATGAAGAAGGTGGTGCAGATGTTCCGCAGCTACCCATTCTTCTTCAAACCTATTCAAGACGGAACCACGAACCCTCGTATGGAGCTGGCGTTCCGTGAGCCCAGCAAGAGGATTACAAAAAACAACAAAACATCACACAAGGGCGAGGCTCTGAACACTGTAATTAACTGGAAAAACACAACCAACAATGCGTATGACGGGGAGAAGCTCCACATACTGTATTTAGATGAGGCAGGAAAATGGGAAAAACCTACAGACATAAGGGACGCCTGGAGGATTCAACGGACGTGTTTGATCGTCGGGCGAAAAATCGTAGGAAAAGCACTGGTCGGAAGCACCGTAAATCCAATGGACAAGGGTGGGAGGGAGTACAAGGAGCTGTGGAGAGATTCGAATCCGAGCGAGAGGAACGCCAACGGTAGAACAATATCAGGGCTGTACCGCCTATTCATTCCAGCTCACCAGTCTCTAGAGGGATTCTTTGATAGATACGGAGACGCTGTATCCAACGACCCACCTAAGCCTGTTGACGGGATAGACGGAGAGCCCATAAACATAGGGGCTAAGACTTACCTCAAGAATGAAAGGGACTCCTTGAAGAATGACGCCTCTGAGCTCAATGAGGTTACAAGGCAGTTTCCCTTTACTACAGACGAGGCCTTTCGAGATAGTATTGATGGAAGCCTTTTTAACGTGGGTAAGATATACGAGCAGATACAATACAATGACGATCTGTTCCCGAACCCCGTAGTCATAGGTAACTTTGTGTGGAGGGGTGGGGTGCAGGACTCAGAGGTTGTGTTTTCTCCAGATCCTACGGGAAGGTTTAGGATTGCGTGGATGCCGCCTCCTGAGCTGAGAAACGTCAAGAAAGAGGAGCGTGGAAAGAGAGTTCCGCCACACCAGGTACTAGGCGTTGGAGGTGTTGACTCTTATGACCTTGACGCTACGGTAGACGGAAGGGGGTCTAAGGGTGCGCTGCACCTGTACAATAAGTTTCACATGGAGCACCCCTCCAATATGTTTGTTCTTGAGTACGCATCTAGACCACCACTAGCCAAGATATTCTACGAGGATGTTCTTATGGCTGCTGTATTTTATGGGTACCCACTTTTGATAGAGAACAACAAGTATGGTATAGCTAGGTATTTCGAAACAAGGGGGTATGACGGATACCTTATGGACAGACCTTCGCACCTAAGCAGTGGGTCGTCATCAGTAAAGGTCAAGACAAAGGGCATCCCTTCAAACTCACAAGACGTAATACAATCTCACGCTCAGGCCATCGAGGCCTACGTTCACGACCACGTCGGCATAAACAGAGATACAGGCGAGTTTGGATCTATGTATCTTAACCGAACGTTAGAGGATTGGATTGGATTTAAGATTACGGATAGGACAAAGTTTGACCTTACAATATCTTCTGGATTGGCTCTTTTGGCCGCGCAAAAGTCAAAACCCAAAGAGGCATCTAACTTCTCTGAGGCTAAGTTCTTTAGAAGGTATAAGACTATCGGCTGATTTGTTATATTTGCATCAATAATTACCGTAGATGTACAATACCTCAAAGACTAATCAGTCATTTCCTGATCCCCTAGCGCCAGCGGAAAAGAAGGCAGATAAGAGGTACGGATTGATGTACGCCAAGGCCATAGAGTCGCAGTGGCGTGGTGCAGGAGACAAGAACGGTCTCCAAAAGAAGAGAAGAAAGATATTCGAGAGAAACAGAAAGTATGCTATAGGTATACAAGACACCTCTATATACAAGAGGCTTTTGAATAGCCTAGACCCTAACTCGGGTGACGGCAGCTTGATGAATATGGACTACACGCCAGTACCCGTACTGCCTAAGTTCGTGAGAGTCGTAGTAAACAAAATCCTCTCCAAGAACCCCTACCCCAATCTTGAAGCTATAGATCCCTTCTCTTCTTCTGAAAAGAACAACGAGAAGCGTAGAATCAAAAATCAGGTAGAGCTCAGGGAGGAGCTAAAGAAGCTTAAAGAAACTACAGGCGGTCTTGTTCTTGGCGATGATCCCGACAAGTTGCCCGAAACTATGGAGGAGGCAGAAATCTACCTCGATAGCAACATCAAGACAGATGCGGAGATCTCGGCACAGATTGCTACCAACCTCACCCTGTCTTGGAACAACTTCAATGACGGAACGTTTAGGCGCTGTGTCAATGACCTCGTAGCTCTGGGTATGTCTGTGGTAAAGAGGTCCAACGATCCTAACTACGGTATCAAAGTGGAGTATGTAGATCCGTCTAGGTTTGTTCACAGCTACACAGAAGATCCCTCTTTTGATGACATATTGTACGCAGGTCACGTTAAGACCGTAAGTATTGCAGAGCTTAAGAGGCTGGCAGGTGGTGAGCTAGAGGAGGAGGACTTTGAGAAGATCTCTAGAAAGGCCAAGGGCAAGTCCAGTTACACTAGAACCACACAGTACGACGACTTCACAGATAGAACGGCCTACGAGTATGATGAGTACTCACTGGACATTATGGAGTTCGAGTTTAAGTCTGTTGACAAGATGCACTTTGAGGAAAAGGAGAACAGACACGGAAACGTAAATTTCTTCTATCAAGGGTTTGACTACATGGAGAAGCAGAACAGCGTGTTCTCAAGAACGCCTCACTGCATGCCTATCGAGTGCGTTTACAAAGGCATATACATATTGGGCACAGACCATGTCATAGGTTACGGCAAAAGAACCAATGTCCCTAAGAATGTACACGACCTAAGCAAGGCCTCTTTGTCTTACTCTGTTGTCGCTACAAACATCAATCGCTTGATGCCTAAGTCTATGGTAGATAGCTGTGTGGGCTTTGCCGACATGCTTCAGCTGACTCACCTTAAGATACAGCAAGCTATAGCCAAGGCCAAGCCCGACGGCTTGATCATTGATATCGAGGGGCTGGAGAACGTACAGCTCGGCAAGGGTGGGGAGTTGCAACCGCTGGAGTTGCACGATATCTACGAGCAGACTGGTGTCTTCTACTACAGAAGCAAGAACCCAGAGGGAGGCTTCCAAAATCCTCCAGTTCGTGAGATAGGCAACAGCATAAGAAATATCAACGAGCTCATAGGTCTATACAACCACTACCTGAGAATGATCAGGGACACGACAGGCATTAACGAGGCCATGGACTCTAGCTCTCCCAAAGGAGACGCCCTGGTGGGTGTGCGAGAACAAGCAATCGCAGCGGGTAACAACGCTATCTACGACATCACTAATGCCTCTATGATACTCTACAAGAAGGTTTGTAGTGACGTGGTAAAGTGTTTGCAGATCCTGCCTGAGGAGTCCGTCATATTCAAGTCTTATGAGAACGCTATAGGTAAGGAGAATATGGAGGCTCTGTCTTCATTCAAAGACCTGCCCATGTTTAACTTCGGGGTGCAGGTGGTGAAAGAGATGGAGTCTGCAGACAAGCAGTACCTGGAGCAGAGTATACAGGTGGCCTTGAGCCAGAAGGAGATAGACCTTGAGGACGCCCTGTTGGTGCGTAACATAAAGGATGTCAATCAGGCGGAGAGACTCTTGATGGTCAAGAGAAAGAATCGTCAGAAGGAGCAACAGAAGATAGCTCAGCAGAACTCTCAGCAGCAGGCGCAGGTGGCTCAGCAGGCCGCACAAACCGCAGCACAGGCTAAGCAGCAAGAGATACAGATGGAGGCTCAAGTTGAGATGCAGAAGATACAGGCCAAGACTCAGGCGGAGATGGAGCTTGAAAAGCTCAAGCATCAGCACAGAAGAGAGATCGAGATGATTAGAGCTCAAGCCACCCTCGGATTTAGAACCGAAGACCAAGAGTTTAAAGAGAAGCTAGAGGTTATGAAAGACGAAGGCAAGGAAGCTCGCGTAAATCAGCAGGCAGCTTTGACTAGTAAACTCATGGCCCAGAAAGAGGGGACGGGATCCCCTATGCAGCCTAACGTAGAACCAGACATAACAGATCAATAATGGCAACAGTAAGCACCGACATTGCTCAGACTCTCGATATAACTCATCGCAGAGGAGACACCCTTCTGCTAAATATTAACTTTAAGGATTCCTCTGGATCGGCTTTAAATATAGATGGGTATACTTTTAAGATGGAGATACGTAGGGAAAACACTGACGATGCACTTAATGGGGCCCTTATAAGCACTATCCCAGAAACATCTTCGC